ATGGAATGATACGATTAAGAATAAGTTAATCATGGAAAATGGTTCAGTTCAAAACATTCCTGAAATTCCAACTGAAATGAAAGAAGTTTATAAGACGGTTTGGGAAATGTCTCAAAAGAGAGTTTTACAAATGGCTGCAAATAGAAGTGTGTTCATTGACCAATCACAGTCATTGAATTTATTTGTGGATAATGCAACTAAACCTAAATTATTGGCAGCCCATTTATTCGGTTGGAAATTGGGTTTAAAGACTGGTATGTATTATTTACGAACTAGAGCGGCGGTTGATGCAATTAAAGGATTGGGTGTTGACACTTCATCGTCAAAACCCGTTGAACAACAAACCCCTTCTGTGAATAACGTAGAAGTACCTACAAATAATACGTTAATTAGTGAACAAACACCCGAAGTTGTAATGACATCGGAAAGACCAACAGATTCACCGTTTGAGTGTGAAGGATGTGGTTCATAAAACAGATAGGTAGAATAGTACAGAATAATAATCCCGACTTTGGTCGGGATTTTTTGTTTATTAATATTTTATATTAGTTTATATTTATAGGTATGGCGGTAACATATGGTATAGATTTTCCATTTAGAGATAGTCCAAAGGGGACTTACCTAAAAATGACAGAAACACCTGAAAGGGAAGTTCGTGCGAATTTGATTCATCTATTATTAACAAGAAAAGGAAGTAGGTATTTTTTACCGGATTTCGGTACTCGTTTATATGAATTTATTTTCGACCAAAATGACGTTGTAACCTTTAATTTAATTGAGGAAGAAATTAGAGAAGGAGTTAGAACATATATACCAAATTTAGACATTAATTCAATTAATATCATGTCAGCTGAAGACGACCCCGATAGAGATAAATTATATTCGCAAGATGAAGATGCGAGATTATTTAGAGTTTCGGACGACTCCACCAGACCATATACCGCAAAAGTTAAAATTGACTATACGGTTAATAACGGAACGTTCACTTCTTCCGACTTTGTAATTATAAACATATAAAATGGCAAAAAAAATAACATACGCAACGAGAGATTTTGCGGGTTTAAGGGAAGAACTTGTAAACCTGACTAATGATTATTATCCTGATTTAGTAAAAAATACTAATGACGCATCTATCTTTTCAGTATTATTAGATTTAAATGCTGCCGTTGCGGATAACTTACACTTTCATATAGATAGAGTTTGGCAAGAAACAATGTTGGACTTTGCACAACAAAGACAATCATTATTTCATATTGCAAAAACATATGGTTTAAGATTACCGGGTAATAGACCTTCGGTTGCGTTATGTGACTTTTCAATAAATGTACCCGTTAGAGGTGATAAGGAAGATGAAAGATACTTGGGTATAATAAAAAGTGGTGCACAAGTATCAGGTGGAGGACAAGTATTTGAAACATTAGAGGACATCGATTTTTCAAATCCATTTAATAGTAAAGGTGAACCAAATAGATTAAAGATTCCAAATTTTGACGGAAATAATAAATTAATATCATATACTATTACTAAAAGAGAGGCGGTTGTAAATGGGGTAACAAGAATTTTCAGAAAGGTTATTACTGAGTTCGACCAAAAACCGTTTTTAAAAATATTCTTACCTGAACAAAATGTTTTGGGAGTAGTTTCCGTAATCCATAAAGATGGTACAACGTTTGCTGGTAATCCAACAAACTCGGAATTTTCTGAAATTGCAAATAAATGGTATGAGGTTAAATCATTAATGCAGGATAAAGTATTTGTACCCAACCCTACAAGTTCATCAGATAAGAACAATTTCAAGGCTGGAACGTATATTGATGTAAATAATAAATTTACAACTGAATACACACCAGAAGGATACTTCTCAATGATTTTTGGGTCGGGTTCAGTTAATCCAATGGATAACCTTGACAACTACATTACAGGTCAATTAAAAGTAAATTTAGCAACATATCTTAACAACCTTTCATTAGGAGCAATACCTAAGAATAACTCAACACTATTTGTGAAATATCGAATTGGTGGAGGTAAAGATTCCAATTTAGGGGTTAACGTAATCACGTCAATAGATACTGTTGAATTTAACATAAACGGTCCAATATCAGGAACTAATACACAGGTAGAACAATCTTTAAGAGTAACCAACGTAACTCCAGCTGTAGGTGGTGCAGACCAACCGACAATTGAAGAAATAAGAAACATGATTTCTTATAATTTCGCGGCTCAAAATAGAGCAGTTACCTTAAATGACTATAAATCATTAATCGAAACAATGCCATCAATATACGGAGCACCAGCGAAGGTTAACGTGATGGAAGAAAATAATAAAATCAGAATTAAATTATTATCATACGACGAGAAAGGTAATTTAACTGATACCGTATCTAACACATTAAAAAACAATATCTTATCTTATCTTTCTGAATATAGAATGATTAACGACTATTTGGATATTGTGAGTGGTGAAGTTATCGATTTAGCTTTAGAAGTGGATTTGGTTGTTGATAAAAACGAAAGTCAAAGTGACATTATTAAGTCCGCTATTGAATCAATTATTGAATTCTTTAGAATTGAAAAGAGAAAAATGGGAGATCCATTAATGGTAGGACAATTATCTAATTCTATTGGTAATGTACCGGGTGTTGAGAACGTAGTAAAAATTAGGGTATTCAACAAAATCGGTAATGAATATTCGTCAGCACAAGTATCACAATCATATGAAGACACCGCAACAAAAGAGATACGTCAAACTAATAGTGTAGTGTTTATGAAGAACAATCAGATATTCCAAATTAGGTTCCCTAATAAAGATATTAAAATAAGGGTTCAAACTCTCGGTTCGACTACATACTAAGTAAAATTTTCTTTATTATAATAGAAAATCAACTACTTTCTATTTATTAAAGGAATGGTACAGAAACATAGAATCTCAACAAATATCGGTAAAGACCAAGTAGTAAAAGTCGAATTAAAACAAGACTTTGATTTACTTGAAATCTTATCATTAAAATTTACACAAAAAGAAGTGTATACCTCACTTTGTGCGGATTATGGAGTGGTTTGTGGTAGAATTAGTGTTAATGGTGGTTTTGGTATTCCAAATGCAAAGGTTTCAATATTTGTACCCTTAACATTGGAAGATGAACAAGACCAAGTCATTTCTACCCTTTATCCGTATAAATCAACCAATAGTAATGACGATAACAACTATCGTTACAATCTTTTACCTAAGAGAAAACAACATTCTGGACACACACCTACAGGTACATTTTTTGACCAACAAGACATATTAACTAGAGAAGAATATTTGGAAGTATATGAGAAATATTACACATATACAGTTAAAACAAATGACTCTGGTGACTTTATGATTTGGGGAGTACCACTTGGTACACAAGTCGTACATGTGGATTTAGATTTATCCGATATGGGTTGTCAATCTTTAGTTCCTTATGATTTAATATATGAGGGAATATCTGAAGAAAAATTTGAAAATAAATACACATACATGGCGTCAGATAACCTGAACGCATTACCTCAAATTATTTCATTTGACAAAACAGTTGATGTATATCCATTTTGGGGTAATGAAGATTTATGTGAAATCGGAATCACGAGAACAGATTTTGATTTAGGGGAGAAAGGTGTAAGATTAGAACCATATGCGGTTATGATGGGGTCCACATTTTCAGACGCTGCGGAAGACTCATTAGGTGTAAATTGTAACGTAGATAACCAACAAGGGGAAAAGTGTAAACTTACCACCAAGAAAGGTGATATTGAAGCAATTAGGTTTACGGGTGAATATCAAAAAGATTCAAACGGTAACCCAAACATGTTAAGACCGATACTTGAAAAATTACAAATAGATAGTAAAATTGGTGAGGACGGTATTTTCTTTTTTAGAGTACCGATGAATCTTGGATATATAACCACGAATGAATTCGGTGACATTGTTGAATCCCAAGATAAGAAAATAGGTATACCGACAAAAGGAAACTATCGTTTCAGAATCACATTAAATGATGATACGGGAGAAGAGAATAGATACGTTGCAAAAGTTTTAATTCCAAACGTTAGAGAGTACCACCAAGGAGACACCCTTTACACTGGTGGATATTCTACGATTAATGAAAAGTCATATTCATTTAGTACTAACATCGATGACTATCCCGCAGACGCATTAAAAGAAATCGCTGGATTAAGTACATGGGCAAAAAATAATAATAGGAAAGGGGTGCCACAAGATTACTTCTACCAATTTAGATATGGTAGAGTTTATAGTGCATCTCAATTTATTAATCGATTTGAAAAGGCGAGTAGTTGGGAAAAAGTATTTAAGTTTTTTGTTAGAGACAGAAATGAATCGTTTATTGGTATTAAAGAAATATGGCCAGCTGAAGGGGATTGTTCAAATAGAATAAACTATTTCCCAATAAATGATGCGGTTAGAAATCATAAATTTGGATTTTTTATTACCACAATATTAAATTTTGTCGAATACATTGGTTTACGAATCAGTTTGTTATTTAAAGAATTAGTATTATCGGTATTTGTAGGTATAGCAGAATTACTTTCAAGCACGGGTGTTTCGAATAAAGCTGCGGCAAAAATGTTTCAAAGAGCAAAGGAATACCAGTTCAATAATATAATGGTACTTAGTTTAATTACCTATCCCGATTGTTATGATTGTACTGAAGATGATACAGCAAATCAAACAATTAACGCAGTTCCACCAATTGATATTGAAGATTATACTGGTACAACAGTTGCAACCAATTTCTATCTTGGTGAAAAATATTCAACAAGCAGACCTTCAGGAACATGTGATAAGTATTCATTTAATAATACGGGAACCACAACTGTTACCATTAGTTATGTTGATTGTGATAATAATTTCACTTCATTAACATTAGATGCCGGTGAGACTGCCGACGTTCAGGCAAAACCAAATCAATCACAAAGTGGATGGGCACTAACACCAACAATAACCACTGATGGTTATAGTGGAGTTGTTGATATTGATGACGATTTATATTTCAGACCTACTGGAAGTGGTTTTAATGGTTATATGATTAATAGTACCACTTCGGGTCAAGTTGAATCAACACTACCAGATGATGAAGTTTTAAAACAAACTTATGTTGCAACAATTGATGTTATTGGTGACGGAACGTTAAGCTACGTTACATTAGGTATCGGTCAACAATATCAAATTGTTTGGGACGATGCTTTTAGTACATGGAAAGTTAAAGGAATTTATCAAATAATTCGAGATTCAATATCAACATCATTTAATACATTACCCGACCAAGTAGTTGCTGGAACCAGTCACGCTACTGATGGATATGTAAAGATTATTAAATTAGAACAAGTTGACAATAACGTAACAATATCCGATACCATCTCAACTGAAATTGAGGAAGGTTGTGCGAAATATGACACAATTATTGAGGATGAATTAGGTAGAGGTGGTGATATGAAATTAAAAGGTTTAGTTTTTCCATTAACAGCGAGAGTACAAGGAGGTTCATTGGTTACTTTGAACACATATGTAGACGTTAAAAACTTCTTCAATACCTATCGACCAACACCACATAATAGATATTTGGTTAGACCATACGATCAATTAGATGATGATTATAACGTAACGATAATTGGGGCGAATGTAAAAGATTGTGAGGAAAGAGACCCATATAATGTAGGTGCTGTGGCATCGACACATGCAAAATGGCCAATGACGGAAGGTGGAGGTTTTAAAAATCAAACTGCCAGATGTATATATAAAGGTGAATATTACGGCGAGGTTAAGAAAAAAGGACCATATTGGGTTGAAGAACAATTAACAGTAAATGGAACAATTTCAGGTTGGTCCGAATTTAGAGACGGTGTTTATAGAATTGTACCATCAGCGGGTAGAAACGGTGAACTATTAAACAATTATAGAAGAAGAAAACTTTTTGGAAAAATTATGTGTGGAGGTGTTACTTCTTACACATTTAGTAATTCGTGGTTGAATGGAGCACTTTATTTTTTCCAATTCAAAAAAAGAGGAGCAGATAAATTCTGTAAAGAATGTGTTTACAAAAAAGTAGAATCCGATGGTACTGTAAATTATTACTATAGGTCAACACCTTTTAATGAAAGCTATAGTCATTATGAAAGTCAAGGAAGTGATACGGTAACACCAACAAATCCGAATAGTATTGGATATGATGGTAAATCACCAAACCAAAGGTATTTGGAAAAATCCACAGGATTTTATGGTGTAAGAAAAGCATTAGCAGTAAATCTATCGAGAGTTTTTAGTAATGTAACGGGAGGACTTGTTGATGGTTGGACTGGATGGTATCAAGCGTTAGGAGACGGAACAGGTGGAAGTCGAATAAAAAGAGAAATTAATTTCCCAACTACAATTATCGATTTAGGACCAAGACAAACATGGATTGATGAAATTTGTGTTGACCCCGAAAT